TACGTTTCAACCCAATACGATTGTCTATGCAGTTCCTGTGAACAGTGATTTTGGCAAAAAGATTAACACTGCGAGTATTGGTATCGTTTGGCACACAACATACACTGGTGACGCTCTACAGGACATGACGGCATCGTTTGGTGCCGATATTACTGGATTGAGTAAACCTAGTAGTGTGTGGATGGATGATGCTACCTATAAGGATACCAGTGGAAGCGCAACGTTTACTGCGAGTGAAACAGATGCAGTCACCAGTATATTGAGTGCTACAGGTAAGACGTTTCAGACTATTAATGCTGGTAAGTTGCAACGGTTTCTTAAATTGCAGGGTCAGATGACAGGCACTCTTGCGGGTGCATCATTAAAGACCTATAACAACAGCAAGGTACGAGCAGGTAAAAAGATTACCAATCCAATGGCTCATTCTAAGGGATATGAGGCATGGGTATATGACTCGATCCAGAAGCAGATTGACAAAGCGAAGAGTGACAAGGGTAAGGCGAAATATGAAGCCATGCAGAAGGAATATATTCGTGAGCTGCGTAAATACACTATGACACTGACCAGCGTGATCAAGTTTCAGAATTTGTTGGTTGATGCGAAATCTATGATCGTGAACAAATTGGATAAGGTCAAGTCTATTGATACGTTCATCAAGACAGCAAATGGTTTCAAGGTGACTAATCCAGAGGGTTATGTGGCGATAGATAGAGTAAGCGGTGGTGCAGTCAAATTGGTTGACCGCATGGAATTCTCGTTCAATAACTTCACAGCGATAAAGGCGTGGGACAAATGACATTACAAAAATACGTTAGGCAGCTTAAACCTGTGCGACCAGATTACTTATTGCCAGTAGATATGATTCAGAATATACTATCTGAGGCAACTATGTCTAAAGTAGAATTGGATAAACGTGATAACATCGAAGTTCTCAAGAATTTAATTAACGATCAAAAACCTGTCGAAACAGAGATTGGATCAACTACTATTGCGTGGATCGATAACAAGTACAAAGTTGCTTATGAGAGCGGTGACTTAGATAACGCCTTTCCTAGAGCAACTTCTGTATTCATTACACCTAATGGTGATAAACTAAAAATAACTGATATAACTAAGGCAGATTATTTTGGTGGTGGTAAGGGCTCTGGTGGTGGATCGTCTGGCACTACTGCTGCTGAATCTTCACAATGTGTATATTGCCAAGCAATATGGAATAATCCAAAAACCGACTTCAATATGAAAGATTTGCAGGCCGCATTTAATCAGGTAAAAGTTGATGCCACTTGGGATATGATTGAAAATCTAACTGATGATTGGGTAAAATCTTCACAATTATCTGCTCGTGCGTTGTATCGTTCTTTAGGAAAAAGACAGTACACTTTTCATAGAGGTTCTGATTGGGTAGTATCATTGAATAACATTTTTAAAAGCACTGGTCAAACGTATTTTTCTGATGTTAATAAATGGACTCCTGCTGATATTTGGATGGTTGATGAAACAAGTTTGAGTAAATATGATTTTGGTGATTCAACTGGATTGAGTATACCATTAACATTACCATACCTAAACGAATTACTATTGCAAGCATATGCTGCTCGTGATATTATTGGTATCTCTCTAAAGAAGACAGAACGTGTAAAGTTATCACAACAGAATTATAAAAAACCATTCTACGAACCTAAGTTTACTAAAACCACTTTGGGTAAGAGAGATTTCTTCTCCTCAAAGGATGGTTATATCCTTGGCGCAAAAGGACTAGAAATTCAATTCAGAACATTCCCTGCTTTCCAAGGAGAAATTATGGGTGGTAAAGCAAAACATGGTAAGATTAGTGGAGATGGCGGGCCTACAGGTCCAATCGGACTAGTTATGAAGGCAGCGGGTGCAAATCCAATACCCCAGAGAAAACAAATAGAAGGAATTATTAAAAAAGATATTAACAAGTTCATGCAAATGTTCCATAATGAATATCAACAGTCTGGTGAGAAAGATATGTCACTAGCAGCATTCACTAAGAAACTTAAAGGTAAGAATAGTAATTGGTTAGAATCAAAATACTTGGTTACACTAATGTTCAATGAACTTAAAGGGAGAGAACAGAAATTTTTAAGTTTAGCATATAGATATGCAAAGTCTGAATCAGAAGATTCAGCTGTTCATTTGAAGGTATTCTAATGAAAACCTTCAAGCAACTATACTTAGAGGCATCTGGTCTTGACCTTGACCTCAAAAAGATGTATATGTCATTTAACAGCATATACTTCGGTGATGAACTCCCAAAAGACATTCCTATTAGTTGGTATAAGAGTAAGCGTCTAGCTGGGGAAATTGCAATAGCGGTAAGGGGGCGTGGTCCTTCTAGAGAAGTTGCATACGTTGCTCATCTGAAGATATCCAATGTCCTTGAACGTGATAAGAAGAGTGTTGTTGCTATAATGTTGCACGAAATGATTCATGTTTATGTGGCGGCAGTGCTAAGAAGTACTGAGAGTCATGGTCCAGAGTTTGAGAAAAAACGAAAAGAGATTAGTACAAAATCAGGGATTGATATTCCCAAGACTGATGCAATGGATAGTCTGGGATTAAGCTCTGCACTGAAGGAAAAGAAGAAAAACCATCTAGTGGTTCTATATGTCGATAAACAAAACGGTGCGTATGTTAAACTATATGCAGAGAGTTCGAAGAACCAGAAGAAGGAAATCATAGAGTATTTTGATTATAACCAGAAATATATTGTCAAAAAATATAAACTTGTTATGATTGGTGTTGCACCGACAGCTCTCCATCATACTTTGTCAGTCAAAAGAAAGTTTGATCGCTTTGGTGGTGTAGGTGGTGGGTTTGCAATACAACCAGAAGATTTTAAAGAGTTGACTTCGCATTGGAAAAGTAATAAGTCAGACGTTATAAAGGTTATTGCCTAGACCTTCCATTCCTCACCAAATTCTGTCTTATCAAATACAGGTTGAGCAAACAGGTCTTCCTTCTGATTACTATCTGCCAGACCCTTCTGTTCGTCCTCACCCACATCAAATAGTTTCATCTTGGCACGGTCTATGCCAATAACGAATCTTTTATTAGTGGTAGGGTCATTGTAACGATTCTTGAGTTGCTTCACCGCAATCTGGTTCAGTTCGTCAAGTTCCTCATTACTAATGAGCGCAAACATGAGGTCAGCTGTAGCAGGCAGACCAAAAGATTCTGACGTATCTTCCAGACCCACATCACTATTGGAGTACCCGCTCCTTGTGGTCTGTGTAGCCGACATAATCGGGACGTTTGTCTCAACTGCGAGTCCCCTAAGTTCCTCAGCAATTGCTTTGATATACATGTAACTGTTGACATTTCCATTCGCCTTAAATCGTGATGATGCACATATGTTTAGATAGTCAATGAAGATGATATCTGGTTTGAATGATTTCTTAATCGCCAGTTCTTTGATCAGTCCTCGAAAATGGTTACTATGTGCTGATGCAGTAGGATATTCCTTGATGATCAACGTTCCGTTGGTATTCTTGATGATAGCATCCATCTTGCTGTCATACATCTGTTTAGGTAGTTCATGTAAATCATCTATAGAAATATTCATCTGGTTTGCGTCAATGCGTTCAGCAATGCGTTCCTCAGCCATCTCCAGAGTGATATACAGGACACTTTTACCCTGACTCAAACAGTTTGCTGCCATGTGACACATGAACAGAGATTTACCAACACCAGTACCAGCAAGAGCAATGTTCAGTGTCTTCTGTGGTAGTCCGCCCTTGGTTATACGATTGAAGAAGTCCAGATCAAACGGAATCTTCTCTTCTATCTTGTGATAAAACTCAAAGCGGGAGTCTGCATCACATAGGTAATCATGACCAACACGGTTATCAAAACCAACAGCCAAGGCTTCTGTAAGAATACTTGGAAGAGAATCGACACCTCGTTCTTTATCCTTTCCATCAATAATTTTAATCCCATCCACAATTGCATTGTATACCGCCTTATCCTTACAAAAATCTTCTGTTGTCTCCACTAACCAATCAAAGTTCGTATTATCGTCTTCTTCTAGCTCCTTAACTACCGATAATACTCGTTTGTAATCATCCTCATTCAAGTCCTTACGACTGTCCAGTTCGACCTCTAGAGCATTCTGGTTTGGCAAGTCATTGTATTTATCTACGAACTTCTGTATCTCTTCAAAGACAGTTCGCTCTGTCCTATCAGAGAAGTAGTCACCCTTGATGAAGGGCAACACTTTTCTGGTATATGCTTCATTAAAAATTAAGTTTGCGAGTACAGTTTGTTCAATCGTTGCCAATGTCGGGCTCCACATCTTTTGTTATAATATCCACTAAGATATCACCAATCAATTCAAAGAAATCCTCTTTAAAGTATTCCTTTGGTAAGTCATTATTATCAACAATATCATACTCAAACCGAAAAGGCAATACTCCTTTCTCATTTATTTCTTTTTCATCAGGCACAGAAACTTTTCCATACTTATAGATGACGCCCGAGTAACGTCCAGCATGTTCTGTCAATCCGATAAACGTATCCTTCTCATATGCAGCACCTTCATCAAGGTCTTCAATTTTTTTTAACACAAATTTGTACTTATCATTAACATTAGACATTTTCTAGCATCCATTCCAAATATATTTCTTCATGGAGAATAACATATCCATTGCTATCTCCATATGTTTTAATGTGTGTGTATACGTCTTTAGGTGCATGTAGTTCCACAACACCCTTCCACCACTCTACAGGTTTTCTAGTCACATGAGCATTTGTACCATCTGACAACACAGCCTTTGCTTCGTTGTTTGCAATACCAAGATACACGAACCGTTCTGCTCGTGAGAATATCTGCTCAATGATATCGGGAACCTGTTCTTCTGGTATATGCTCAAGCACATCAGTTGACAACACCCCATGAAACGTACCATTAGGCAGTTCATCATGTTCTGGTATTGCAGGGTCATATAGAGTAGGCATAGGCCAGTCCCAATCATTTACCTCATACACATCGCCCTTCCCACAACCGAAATCGAGAAGGGTTTCTGCTTTCGTGTCGATGATTAGATCATCTATGTGGCGTTTGTGAAATTTGAGAGCTCCACCATTTCCATAGTTATTTTGCTCTCTGTGATATTTTTTGTATTCTTCAATCCACCAATTCATTATTTTACATCTCTATAGTACATAGTATCATAAAAACTTTTGGTAAAAGTATCCATTGTTGCATAAGAAGGAATATACGGCTTAAATTTTGATATTTTCTTAGGGTTTTCTAAGGCAAGAATTCTCTTCTCTATTATATCCATCCTTCGATTTTTCTCAATCGAGTCAGCAAGTCCTATTGCACCACCCGTTATGGTTAGTGCCAAGCAACCATTAAGAGCGAGAGTTGATATACAAAGAAAGCTCGTCTTCAGTAAGATCGACATTTTCAATGACCTTTTTGTAATTAATAAGATGTTCACCTGCTACAGCGTCCTTGGATTGCCCGTGATATGCCACAGCGTAGTGATTTTCGATCATCCATTCATTTAGAGTTGTCTGCCTATCTTCTTTTCCATCGTGGATTTTAAACTTACCAAGTGTTCTGCCGTACTTGCCAGCCTTATCTTTTACCGTGACTAATTTCTGCATAGAATCAACAGGCATAAATGATTCAACCATTTCCTTTGCAAGATAACCAAACTTCTTCTCTACTAAATCTCTTGTTCTACTCTCTGGCGTGTCGATGCCATGTAACCGAATACGTTCTTTATGCATCCACATGCCGAACCCAAGATCAATATCAACGTCTACTGTATCACCATCTACGACTCTTACAATTTTGCAAC